AAACGTTGCCAACTGCCTGCTGGACCTGTGGAACAACCTGCTGGCCCCGGTGGCCAAGTGGATCATCGCCACATTCGGCCCCGCGTTTGCTGAGGTATTCAACGCCATTGCGGACGTTGTTGGCGTGGCCGTTGGGGCTATTGCGGATGCCATCGATCTGGCCATTGTTGTGCTGCGCGGGCTGGCGGACTTTTTAAGCGCCGTGTTCCGCGGCAACTGGGATGCTGCCTGGCAGGCCATCGGCAACACGGTCAACACCGTCTGGGACAAGATGACAAACGCCATCAAAACCGCCGTCAATGGCATCATCGGCTTCATCAATCGGATGATCTCCGCCGTTGTCACCGGCATCAATGCGGTCATCAACGCGCTGAACGGGTTGTCGTTCGATCTGCCGGACATATTCGGCGGCGGGCATGTCGGGTTTAATATCAGCACCCTGACCGCCCCGCAAATCCCCTACCTGGCGCAGGGTGCAGTCATTCCGGCGAACCGGGAGTTCCTCGCCGTGCTGGGCGATCAGAGCCACGGCACCAACGTAGAAGCTCCGCTGGACACCATCAAGCAGGCTGTGGCCGAGGTCATGGAAGATTTGCAGGCGGGCCAGATGGCGGGCTTTGAAGCCGTGGTTTCCGTGCTGCGGGAGATCCTCTCCGCCGTGTACGGCATTGAGCTGACCGACGACGATATCGGCCATGCCGTGCAGCGCTGGCAGCGCAAACAGGCCATTGCCACAGGAGGTGTGTGACATGACCCTGACCAATCTGTTCCAGATCGATGGCAAATCCCTGTACGCACCGGACTGCGACATTGAACCGAGCTATTCCGACCTGGATTCCAGCGATTCCGGGCGCGACGAAGCCGGGTACATGCACCGCGAAGTGGTGCGGGAAAAGGTTGCCACCTGGCCCATCGCCTACAGCTGCCTGACGGACGACGAATACAAGTACACCATCGGGCTGTTTGCAGGCAAGACAACGTTTCAGTTCACCCATCCCAAAGCCGGTTCTTCCACCGAGACCGAAACCACCACCTGCTACTGCAGCAAATATGGCATCGCCTGGCATAACGCCAAGACGAAACAGTGGAAGAATTTGAAGTTTAACATTATTGAATGCTGATTGAGAGTTAGGAGGTAGGAAGTAGGAGTTGGGAGTTAAAACGGGCCTAAAGTCCGGCATTGTAGGGAACGGTCTTGACCGTTCCGGGGCTTTGCGGTAGATGCCATAACAGGATTTACCGCAAGGCGACGGGCGCACAATGTGCGCTCCTACGGGACTGTAGCCTAATTTTCAACCCGTGCGCGCACGCGCACACCATGAACTCCTAACTCCTCACTCCTACCTCCTAACTAAAACCAACGGAGGTGTATATTTGCTCCAACCAATTCTCACTCTCCCAAGCGGCACCGAATTGAAGGGCGGCTCCCCCGGCAGCGCGGTCAAAAGCCTGACGCTGCACACTGCGGTAAACGCCGGGCAGGAGTTCACCATCGGCTCTGCGTTTTCGGACTACATTGAAGCCGAAATTTGGGCGGACCCGGGCGGCAGCCTGCAAATTACTGCCGGGGATGTCCTGACCTATTACCGGCAGGATGATGCCGGGAACCGCACCAAGGTGGGCGTTTTCTATGCTGAAAAGCCCACCCGCACCAAGCGCAACAGCTACAAGGTCACGGCCTACGATACCATGTCCAAGCTGGATGCGGACTTCTCCGGCTGGCTGCGGGCCAATCAGGCGCAGTTCCCCAAGACCATCTGGCAGCTGGTACAGCTGGCCTGCCAGCGGGCGGGGGTTACGCTTGCCAGCAGCAGCCTGCCCATCAATGGCAGCTACAGCGTGCAGGCGTTCTATGCGGATGATTTAACCTGCCGCCAGATTATCTCCTGGGCGGCGGAAGCGGCAGGCTGCTACGCCCACATGAATGCAGACGGCAAGCTTCAATTTTTGACCTACACAGACAAGCGCAGCACTGCTAAAATCACCCCGGACGGTGCCAGCAACAGTACCGCCTACTATGCTGACAGCCTGAGCTACGAGGACTACACCGTCAAGGCCATTGAGAAAGTCCAGATCCGGCAGTCGGACAGTGACGTGGGGGTCATCTACCCCGACAGCACCACTGCCACCAACACCTATGCAGTGCAGGGCAATCTGCTGCTGACAACCGGCACCGAAGCCAACCTGAAAAGCGTCGTCCAAAACCTGTACAACGTGCTGAAAAACGTGACCTACACCCCCTGCAAAGTATCGGTGCCCAGCAGCTCCGGCCTTGCCTGCGGCCAGATCGTACACGTTAAGGACGCACGCGGGCGGGAGTTCGACACCTACCTGATGAGCGCCACAATCTCATCCGGCAAAGCCAGCTTTGAGAGCGTGGGCAGCGCCAGCCGGGAAAGTTCCAGCGCCGTGAACAGCCAGAGCTACAAGAACCTGACCGGCAAGATGCTGGAGATCAAGACCAGCGTGGACGGCCTGGAAGTAAAGGCCAGCGACCTGACCGGCAAGTACACCGACCTGAAAGCAACGGTGGACGGGCTTTCCTCTGAGGTGAAAAAAGACACCAAAATCACCGGCGGCGGGAACTTGATCCTGGGCAGTGAGAGCTTCAAGAACGCCCTCTCTGGCGGCCCTGGCAGCAGCGTTGTGTATGGCGATGATGGCAGCGCAACAATAACCAATGCGAACACCAACGGGTATTTTATGTTCAACACCATGGGCGCTCGCATTACAAAAGGCGTCACATTATGCCTGTCCGTCATGTACAAGCCAATTTCCGGCACCGATGCGCTGCGGCTGGGCATTACGTTTACGGGCGATAATGGCAAATATTACATTGCTTACATAAAAACCGCTGACCAGCTCGAAATTAAGCAGACAGACGGCTGGGTGCTGCGGTATGGTACATGGACCCCCGGCCAAAACGGTGTTTTGAAAAAAGCCGATTTCGACAGCAATGACAACTGCACCAATAAGTTTTCGCTGCTTCACCCCATGCTGCAATACGGCAACGCGCCCACCGCGTGGAACGCCAGCTCCGGCGACTATCTGACCCAGGAAAGCGCAAAAAGCTTATTTTCGCAGACCGCTGACGAGATCAAGACCGAAGTCACCAAGTCAGTGACCGAAACGGTAACGGCCAACGTGAAGGATACCGCCACCAGCGCTGCCAAAGATGCCGTTGACAGCAAGCTGAAGGACTACGCCACCACAGCAACGGTGAACAGCCTGAAAGAGGATGTCTCCAACATCAGCCAAAAGGCCGACAGCATCAGCACCAAAGTCAGCAGCCTGGAAGAAACCACCACGACCATTTCGGACGACCTGGACAGCACAAAGCGGGAGTTCAAGACCGTTAAAGAATCGGTATCCGCGATTGACCAGAAAGCCAACAGTATCACCCAGACGGTAACGCAGCGGATCACCGGCGGCAACAACCTGATCCTGGGCAGTGAGAGCTTCAAGAACGCCGAGCTGAAAGGCAACGAGGTCAGCGGCAGTTCGGTCACGTACAACGATACCGGCAGCGCGACCGTAACAAACGCAAACTCCAATCGGTATTTCCATTGGAAGACGGTAAACGAACATGCGTCAGCGGGCGTTACCCTGTGCCTGTCCGTTATGTACAAGCCTGTTTCCGGCACGGATGAGCTGTGCATGGAAATCAATTATAACAATACGTGGGCGGTCATCAAAGCTGCTGACCAGATTGAAATTAAGCAGACAAACGGTTGGGTGCTGCGGTACGGGCTGTGGACACCGTCCAGCGACGCTATTGTAAAATGGGTGGATATCGGTAGCGGCTTTACCCACGCAGGAATAGGCAACTACACCAACAAGTTTGAGCTGCTTCACCCCATGCTGCAATACGGCAATGCCCCTACCGCTTGGACTGCCAGCACCGGCGACTATCTGACCGCCAACGAAACCAAAACCGAGATCAAGCAGACGGTGGGCGAAATTAAGCTGACGGCTTCCACCAGCGGAACTTCCAGCACCATCAAGCTGACGGCAGGCGGAACAGAGATCACCAGCGCACAGATCAACCTATCCGGCGTGGTGACATTTTCGGATTTGAGCACCTGGAACCAGGACAAGACGATCATCAACGGCGGAAACATTACGACCGGGCAGATTCACAATAAGGCGCGCACAACCACTTATGACCTGGACAATGCCTGGATTCGTATGGGCAAAGATGCTGGCACTCGTGTGGACATTGACACGGGGCGCATCCGCTGGTACTGGGAAAACAACCTGACCGGTGTGTTAAGCAGCCGGTACGGCAAATCTTATATTGGCGATAACTCCCGCTACACGTTTTTAGGCTGGTTCTCCACCGGCGACCCCAGCTTTGATTATTCCACCGGCGGGGCCACCAGCGAGTTTGTAGGCATTGCCATTGACCAGGTAGATAAGGTCATCCACTGCAATGCCAGCAAGTTTGAAATCCCCGGCAGAATTGAATGCGGTTCTTTGAGCGTGAACGGGAGGGAGATTTAATGCAGAAATTCATGCAGATTTTGGCCACGTTGGCTTTGCTGTTGGTGCTTGCATTGGTCATCCCGCTTACGCTGGCAGCCTGCGGCGGCACGCGAACCGAAGATACAAGCTATCCGCGCCCGGAATATTCCGGCTCCCCGATGGCAGAAAGGGTGATGAAATGACCACAACCGCAAAAATTGAAGAACTCCAAAAGTCCGTCATCAACGCCATCAACAACAGCTGCCTGCACCCCGCTGTGGTGCGGCTGGTGCTGCTGAACGTGATCTCGATGGTGGAAGCCAGCGAGAGAGAGGTAAACAAAAGAGAAAAAGAGACAGAATCCTGAAAATCCGTTTTTTGTTCCCGCATAATCCACACAAAATATAACACATAAAAACAAGGCACCGGGCCAATTACAGGTTCGGTGCCTTGTGGTATTTATGGTGTCAGGATGCCGATCAATCTGCCATCGGCTGATGGTCCGTGATGGTGTGCTCCTGCTGGTACTTGAGCGCAGCAGCGATAAAGCCCTTGAACAGGGGATGTGCGCGGTTGGGGCGGCTCTTGAATTCGGGGTGGAACTGTACGCCCACATGGAAATCACGGCCGGGCAGCTCAACAGCTTCCACCAGGCGGCCATCCGGGCTGGTACCGGAGATCACAAGGCCGTGGTTCTGCATCTCTGCACGGTAGTCGTTGTTGAACTCATAGCGGTGGCGGTGGCGTTCGTCAATTTCTTCTTTGCCATAGCACTCACGCAGCTTGGTGCCCTCGGCGGTAATGCAGGGGTACTTGCCCAGGCGCATGGTGCCGCCCTTCGGGATGTTCCCCTGCTGGTCCGGCATCAGAGCAATAACATTGTGCTCGCCGTCCGGCGTAAACTCGCTGGAGTTGGCATCGGCATAGCCCAGCACATCGCGGGCATATTCCATAACCATAATCTGCATACCCAAGCAGATGCCAAAATACGGGATGTTCTGTTCCCGTGCATAGCGGGCGGCCTGGATCATGCCCTCAATGCCGCGGTCGCCAAAGCCGCCGGGCAGGATGATGCCATCCACACCGGAAAGCTCTTCAGCGCAGCGCTCCTGATCCAGCAGGTTTTCGCTGTCCACCCAGTGGATCTCCACCTTAGACTCATTCTCAAAGCCGGCGTGATACAGGGACTCCATTACACTCAGGTATGCGTCATGCAGCTTGACATATTTGCCAACCAGGGCAATGGTGCAGGTCTTGCTGCGGGTGGCAATGCGGGAGATCAGCTCTTTCCACTCGGTCAGGTCACTGGCCGGAGTTTCCAAGTGCAGCTGACGGCAAACAACGTTGGTCAGGCCGGCAGCTTCCAGCATCAGCGGGCACTCGTACAGGCTGGGCATGGTCAGGTTTTCAATCACGCAATCAGGGCGCACATTGCAGAACATGCTGATCTTGCGCTTGATATCGCTGCCAACGCGGCCATCGGCACGCAGCACGATGACGTTGGGGGCGATGCCCATGCCCTGCAGTTCCTTGCAGGAATGCTGGGCAGGCTTGGATTTATATTCGTCCGAGCCGGAAATATAGGGCACCAGAACCACATGGATGTAGCAGCAGTTTTCCATGCCCTGCTCAATGCCAACCTGGCGGATGGCCTCCAGGAAAGGCTGGCTCTCAATATCACCGGTGGTACCGCCGATTTCGGTGATGACAACATCGGCTTCGGTGCTTTTGGCAAGATTGTAGATATAGCTCTTGATTTCGTTGGTAATGTGGGGAATGATCTGCACCGTCTGGCCCAGATAAGCGCCCTGACGTTCCTTGTTCAGCACGTTCCAATAGACCTTGCCCGTCGTCAGGTTCGAGTACTTGTTCAGGTTTTCATCAATAAAGCGCTCATAATGACCCAGATCCAGGTCGGTTTCGGTTCCGTCATCAGTCACGAACACCTCGCCGTGCTGTAGCGGGCTCATGGTGCCGGGATCCACGTTGATATAAGGATCCAGCTTTTGAGAAGCCACCTTCAGGCCGCGGGTTTTCAGCAAACGGCCCAGGCTGGCTGCTGTGATGCCCTTGCCCAAGCCGGAGACCACGCCGCCAGTAACAAAAACGTACTTTGTCGCCATATATACCATCCTCTCCACAACTACCACAAATAAATGGACGCTTTATTATACATCACTTTTATTTCCAAAAGCAAGAGTCTTTTTTCCTGTTTGGTGCAAATTCTCTTGCGCACCATCGTACAATCCCCTATAATAAATAAGATAGTATTTAAGGCAATACCGCATAATTTTAAGTGCCGATACGGCGAGCGAGGTGCGGCAGATGCTAAGCCAAAAGCGCAGATAATACTGGATGCTGCAAAGGTGAGCGCCGCCA